GCCCACGAGTGACTTCATAGTTAAGAAATGCTTCGGCTGCGTTGCTTTCCTTACGAAAATCAACACCTGTCTCATTGAACAGAGTTCCACTTTTGCGCAGAATTCCAGTCCAAAATAATCCCGTTTGTTCATCTATAAACTTATATACATAATGGTTCATTGCCCCGTTTCCTCGCCTGCTATGAGTTTAGCGACATCCCAGATGCCAACTACATACTCTGACAAATCCATTTTCAGGTATATCATATCAGTTTCTGTGCCAACTGCAATGTAGTGTGGGTCTTCTCGTTTTTTGGTTTGGCTTTGGTTAATTCCACGAGGTGCTCCGCCACCAACCGAAAGTGCATTGTGTATTGTTACTTTGACTGGAAAAAATGCGTAATTGGTGTTCAAACTCAAACAGGATTGGCGCCGACATGATATATGCTCAGGCAATTCTAATTCGCCGTTCTTTTCACATTTGATCACATGTGAAAAAACATAACCATCCATTGTTATATTTTTGACGAACTTGTTGAGAACAGCATCTTCGCATGTTATTGCGAATAAAGCAGGAATGGTCATGTCTGGTGAATTACTTGCTGAAGAGTTTTTCTCAGTAACTTTTACTTCAAACTCCACAAGTTCAAGTTGGCGTGGGTGTTGATCGTCTGCAACTATACGAGTGAAGTTGTATTCAGCCCAATTCGCCATTGCTCCTTGACGGCTACCCCATTGTTTTCCCATATGGCTAAAAACTGGATTTTTGGCATCCGAAGGCATAGTCCAAAAAAGCCCCGTGACGGGATCACGGAGCTTGAACATTACATTGCTTGGCTTCTTAATTTTCTTTCGCGTGGTGCGCCGTATCGGCATCCCAAATTGATCGACTCCTCGCATCAGACATCTTCCAATTTCGCTTTGATCCGTTTAGCAAAATCTTCACGAAGGTCATTGATGTCAAACACGTGATCCATCATATCGGCAAGTTTTGCAGCCATCATAGTGTCTTTTGAAGCAAACATTACCCAACCGTTTGGAAATGCCTTAACTTCACTTCTTACATGTATACTGAGATTACGCATATTCTCAGAGAATTTCGGCCAACTGCTTCGATATTGTGGTCGCCGCAATCCTATATAGGGCCAAACATCAAACCAATTCTCTTGTCGCAGTTTCCGAAATAGTCTCGCACCGGTCGGTACGTGTGAGGAACATCCTCTTTTGGAAAGAACCTCTGGAAAATTTTCATCGATTAGTGCATCGATTCGGGTGCTTTTTGCATCCATCGTATTTTCGACATGTTCAATCAGTTGGATTTTTTGAACCTGCCAAGTTGGCGGAAATGTTCCCTTGTATTTTCGCAGAATGGCTGCAATCGTATCATCCAACGAGGACCGACGTGTAAATCGCGTACCTATTTTGTCATTGCATTCGCTCTTGTATCCGTTCCAAAACAGGCCCGTGGATTCATCCACAATTTTCCAGACGGTGTTAGTCGCTGTCATGGCCGAATGACTCGTTTACCAGATTTGAATTCCCAAGCAGACATACCAGTTAGGATCATTCTTGCCAACATGAAATGTGCATCGGTTTTGACCGCAAATAAGGGAAACGAAAGCGGACTGTTGATTTCTGACTTAATCAAATCCCGAAACTCTTGTGGATGGTTCGGGCTATTTTTGTTAACAGATATCACGTATAACCATTGCTCAAAATCATCCGAACGAAGGAGTGTTTCGATAAACATACGTTTGAACTTTGCTTGACGCATCCATGCATTTCGGATCGCGTCCCGCTTTTCGTCGCGATTAACAACAAGTATATCGTTACACCAGTCAGATTCCATCTGCCAAAACCATTTTGAAAAAGATCATATCTCTATCAAATGCAGTATCGTTTTCGATTTCTAAATCTTCAATCGTGACTGATTCCTGACGCAGTAATGAAAGGGTATCCATCCTAAATGTTGCTGACCATTCAGATTTAGACTCGGGCCATGATGAAAGCACATAACGAGTTCCGACTATTTTGCTACCATCTTTTAGGCGCCGCAGATAAACCGAATTTTGTCCTAAGTCTGCGATCCAGCCAGCCAATGGTTTAGCTTTGTCAGAGGGATTGGCGTGAATGTATCGAATAAGCTCTTCAAGCTCTCGCATCATTAGGAAATTTCCCCACTATCATTAGAAAACGGATCAGATTTGATCCAAACCTGAAAGGCAATATAATCTCCTGAATTTTCGAAGACGTATTGTTCTTCCCCATCCCAATAAACCCAACCCGCGCCCGTGTGCGCTTCAATCCATTTTACTATCATTTCGCGATGGACGACCGACCAAGATGGATTACTAATCCTTGCAAAAGTGAATGGAGGAGTTTTCTCTTTCCATTCTTCACGAGTTAGTATTTTTGTTGTCATCAGTCTTTACCAACAAAATCTTCAAGCTTTTTCAAAGACGCATTTAGCCTTGTACAATCTTCTGCATCAAGCATATGCATGGCAAAAAACATCGGCATCCCGTTGATTGAACGCGGTGCAGCGTCCTTAAGATAGCCATAAAATTGGGTTACCTTATTTCGTATAAGTGATTTACGCTGAATGTCGTTTAAAAAGACCAAAGGCATAAAGACGTTCGCGAGTAACTCGCTCTGGTGCTCAGGAATCATCCAGCTACCAAAGACCGTGCCGCTGCGAATTCCGAGAGCGAGTTCACGGATTTCCCTGTCAGTCTTGCGCTCATAGTCGGATTCGGCTCCTAAGAAGCCTTCCTCTATGACTGTCTTATTATCGTCGCCCTTGCTCATCAAACTCATCTCCACATCATTATGTCCTATCATATTAAAAAAATTGGTCAACGAAATTTTGTTTTCCTGAAAGAATAATGTTAAATGTAGTTAATGGACATTACAGGCCCCGTAAAAACAGAACAAGGATGGGTATTCAGCCTCCGCATAAAGTTCACTGATTGTGATGATGCCCCCGTGAGGATTTGGTCAATGCCCAATTACTGTAAAGATGCTGTTGAATGGGCAAAGGAAAACTGTTCAGAAGTATTTTTTCCAACTTTTGACGAGAATTTTCTTCTTGGAATAGTTGACGATAATGAAGCTTTAATTTTTAAATTGAAGTGGATGTGAGTATGAGTAACGATATGTATATAAACAATATTTCTAATAATATTACAGTCTTTAGAGATGATCTGACTAACAGTGTTGTTGAAAGTTTATTTCTAAATTACAAAAGTAAAAATACTTCGGCTTTTGATGCTGCGTGCTTTTACGCACCATATATTCCGCTTATGTCTACTTCTGAAATTGGCGGCGAAGAGATCGAAGAAATTGAAGAAGATGGTAAATGGAAGTTTTTACTTCGTAGATCATTTAGTAGTGAACTTCCATTTTGCTTTTCTGGTGAGAAAGCACTTGCCGCCTACAATTGGGTTCAAATGAGCGTGTCACCAATAAATTATGAATTATCTTATGTCCCAGATGAAATGATGCATTTAAAAAGTCGATATGGAAATCTTTCCGAAAGTTCTTACGAGCATAAGCATATGGTGATCGAATTTTTTGATCAAAAGGATGCCGCACTATTTAAGCTGATGCATCTTTGATGCTCTTGAGATCATATTAAGTGACTTTATATGCCTTCAAGAGCATACGATTCCGTTGCTTCATTCCATGAGGTATAATCATCGCCTATCATTTTGGCGTACAGCATTGCATTTTCAAATGCTTCTTGGTCCCCACTAAATTTGTGGTCGATACACAAATGATAAGATTCCGCACCCCATTTTAATAATTTCTCTATCGGCAAAGGATGATGAAGTCGCCGTCGCATAAGCATCACAACTTCCCAGTTTTCTGCTAATAAAGTGTGCCGACAGTTTTCTGCTAATAAATTCTGCCGAAAGCCTGAAAGGTCGTATGCGAACCGTTCTTCCATTTCATGGATAAATGTCAATCCCATAACTTCAAGAACATTTGTTGTGGAATAACCATTAGAATTTAAAATCTTGCCAAGAACAAATGTTCTTTCGCACACAGTCAGTGCAGCTTGTAGGCTCTTCAAGTCCATTAGTATCGCTCGTGAACGGCGAACAAGGTCGCCCTATAATCCAATAAAGCTGTCCTATGATCTTCGGTTAGCGTGTTAAGAATTACAAGGTCTAAAATTTCAATCGCACCATCGAAGAAGGATGATTCTACGCGTTGAGGCATTTTTGCAATCGTAATAGGAAAAACACTAAACAGCCCATTTAAGATAAGATCGGGTCTCTCATAATATTGATGCATTGGCATTGATGTGATTTTATCTTCATGCGTAGATGCTATGGCATCGATATTAGAATCTATATAATCATATTGATCTTGCTTAATTTTATACTTCAATTTTTCTTCAGAAACAGCTACTTCGTACCAAATTTCCAAGTCTTCGTTTTTCATAGAACCTTTTAAACGTCCTTTAATGCCATTTATGAAATCTAAAGACAATTCTTTTCGCACTACTTTGTTGGTTTTATAAGCTTCTTGTTCCTCTATTGATGGGGATTTAGAAACAAGCTCCCCATCTTTCCATATTAACACATTTCCAGCTACAAAATACGAATATAAAAGAACATCCATTCGTGTAGGAAAGGTGTGTGGGAAAGCCAGTATTGTGTTCTTAACGAAAAGGGAAAGTCGGTCCATATTTTCACTTTCAATCTGGTCAACCATATCGTTTAGTGGTAAAAATGTCTATGGCGATTTTATCCGAATTTGAAACCAAAGGCGTGTGGCGAATTGCTACGGGTATCCTCGTGGCAAAATGGAGTGATCAGCCAGAATTCATTCCCACAGATATGGATGTTATATTTGATTGGAATCCCGAATATAATTTCAGTTTGACTCAAAAGGAACGAAACGATTTCAAAAGCAAATATAACATATCTCAAATATTTGAAATAGTAGAGATTTTTGGCGAACCATTTAGTGATCTTGATCCCACCTTCAAAGGTGAGCAGTTTTTAGTGGCAAGATTCAATAGCGACAAGGATGTTGTTTACTTTAAAATGGCAATGTCATAATATAGAAACCATTCCTTTTAAATCTTCCGAACCATAGAAAGGAAGAGCATTGAATTTTCCTTGTAATAAAGAAGCGGTTTTCTTCGAGGTGAAATAGAAATCAGTGTAAGAGAACACATGCTTTTTATCTTCAAACTCGTGTTTGAGATTGTTCTCCGCGCAATATTTCTTAGCATTTTTGATCTCGGTGGTATCAGCCAACCGCACAACATATCTGTATTTCATATTTTCCTCATAATTCCAGTCGCCAGAATCCGGGACCATAACGCCCGTCAATTGCAAGAACCCAACCCTCTGCGTTGTTTCCAGTCCATTTTAGTTGCATACTTTTATTCAAGTTTAAGACATATTGTTGAGTTTGTACAGTCATTGATGAAAAACTAACAATCCAAGCACCGTTTTGATACTGTATGATATCATTGGTATATGCCAATATATTACCCCAAGCTTGACTCGGACCAATATCATTCAATATCAAATATCGGTCACCTTCCGATGGGGAAGGTAGTCCTGATCCCGGAAAAGAACGCAATGGATCAATTACCGCATTGACAGAAGGTAACGAATTTGCAGGCATTGTAGACGGGTCTATCTGCCAAATCAATTTATTAGAGTTATTGGGATCGAGTTGGATGGTTCCAACTAACGTCGTTCCGTTAGAAAAATTTGACGTGGTATTTAAAGCCAGTTGACTACTTGCTGGCCGAAGTTCACCGTATTGGTTTATTAATCTCATCCAAGAATACGACTCTCCCTTTTCATTAACATCACTACCTTTTGGCCCCAATAGTGTAATAGAACATAATCCACTATTGCTTGTAACTTGTATATGTGCATCATTTGGAGTTGTGATTACACGTTTGTATAACTCACCAGAATAGGTTTGATCACCAATAACTCCCGGCAATGGCGCCAGATCGGAAATATTTGTGACAATTTGCTGGATAACAGTCTGCTGTGTAATGATCGCAGGAGGCGATAACCAAATTGGCAAACGCAGACCAAAAGACATCACGTCAATTTCATCATTATTGCCAACCGGAACGTTACGAGAAGTATGTGTGATTTCTTCAAAAAATACAGTTGTTAAAGCAGTCCAATCCAAAGCATTATCACTGTTTTGAATATCAAAGCTTGGGCACATGATCGTTAAGATTTGTTCTTCAAGTTGGTATTTCTGATCCAAATTGGAAGTCCAAACATCAACTTGAAGCCGCATCTCCAGTGGAATTGGCATCAAACGTTTTACCGTATAACCTTGTCCACGATTCGCCGTATATTCTCCTGTTTCAGGATCAATCTGCCGTTCAACAACTTGCCTCGTATCTACATGTGCTCTGTTTTGAAGAGCATCATTTCTTAACGCCAAGCCATTTTGCCAAACAGTAATCATCGGCGTAGTCAAAAGACTGTTGGTTGACTGGTTAGACATGATGCTGGCTGTGACCATATTAGTGGAAGCCATTCTACAAGGAACTTGCTGAAGCATAGGAGGATTTCCGCCTGTGCTACCTGTCATATATTGAAAACCAGAAAACGCACGAATGACTTGTTCAAGGAATCTCGCTTGTTGTCTATCGTAAAAGTAATTGAGACTCTGAATCATATTGTTCTCGCCAGTATTTTATCCTATATTTAGTGGATAATAGTGTGAGATTTCTATGACCCGTCAAAAATCTAAACCAAGGGCAAATAAAAAAGCCACTAAAGTGTCAGCACTTCCTTTTAAATGTATGCCATCATTAATTAATAATAACTTTACTCAAGTTAATAAACCCCCGAGCCAATATGGTGGTCAGAACTTTGCTTTACCGGGAGAAGAGTATCTAACATTAATGGTTCAACGTTGGTCTGGGGAGTGGGTTTATGTTCGTGTAAATCAACACTGTCTTGACGTGCTTACGACTCCGTGCGTGTTTACAACGGCTCAAACCGATGATCTTTTAGAAATCTGGAAGCGAGTTGTCATCGACAATGCTATTCCATGGGAAGATAGCATTCGTCCTGATACTTTAAGAATTGTTCGCTATAAGTTGGAAGTAGAAGATCACACACTTTCACTTTTTGGTGATAATGATTCAATTAAAGAATGCTTACGAATGACCGCAATGTCAAAGTTGACTGATTCTGAAGCTCGTGTTTTAAATCTTACAACACTCAAAGCAAAACAAATGATCATGCATGATCCACAATTCTGCCGAGAAGATAAGATTGTTCTGGATAGATTAATGAAAGCATCCGCTTCACTGGTAACTACGCCTAACGCCTAACCGCACACGTATAAATAGTTCAAAAGATGTGTGGGTATTTACTATGGCTATGGATATATCAAAAGTTGGCTTGGCTCTTATTGAAAGTTTTGAAGGTCTTCGTTTAACTTCCTATTTGGATCAAAACGGTATAGCGACCGTAGGATACGGACATACTGCTGGTGTAAAGCTCGGAGAATCCATTACACAGAGTGTTGCCGAAACATACCTCTATGAAGACCTCAGGACAGCCGTACAAGCCGTCAATAGATTGGTTAAGGTTGCGCTGACACAAAATCAGTTTGACGCTCTGTGCAGCTTCGTGTTCAATGTGGGGCAGGGTAATTTTGCTTCTTCAACACTGCTTCGCGATCTTAATGCACATAACATCGCCGGAGCGTCCGCACAATTCTTGGTTTGGGATCACGTTAATGGTCAACCCGATCCGGGCTTATTGAGGCGCCGGGAAGCGGAACAAAAACTTTTCAATACGTAAAATTCACATGTCTAAAATTTAGCTTTGTCATCATCCGATCAGAGTCTGACACGTTGTCCTTTTCTCCTACGGACAATGCACCATTTGGTCCAAGACGAAGATGTTGTCTATATTTCAAAACAATATTATGCTCACAGACATCTGAATTGGTGTCCGTATAACTCATTCCAAAATTATGTTCTACAGCTTCACAATCAAGAACAACTATAGAAAAAATAGATGAACCATTTTCATCGTAAGCATCTATTTGAAAAGACACTTTTTCATTTATAATATCCCAAATGGGAGATAAAGAATTATCAAGCTGCACTAATTTAATACTGATTTGTTTGATCACTAAGTTTATATCATAGCCAAGAATACTTGCGGCAAAGTTACACGCATCCTCTTCACTGAACCCCATAGGAGTCACACGAAAGGAACCTTTTCGCAAAGCGTTAGGAAGGCTATTGAAATCCATAAACCATCATTAATTTTGGTTTACCAAAAAGTCTATTAAAAAATAGTGAATCTTGAATTTGATGGCTCTTTGGCTCCGTCAACCACTGTGTAAGGCACGTTGGTTGGAGCATCACCAAGGCGCCTCTTTGCTTCGGCTAAGGAATATCCAGACTTTGTGGTTTCGCCGATAAAGGTAGATTGCGATAGGGCAGGATCGATAAAATCAGAAAAGGAAGTATCAATCCAAACGCCACCAGTTTTGGGGAACCACAGAAGCTTACCCGATCTTATTTCAAGCATGTTTCCACGAGAAACCGTTATGAATTGCGTAATTCCATCATACCGTCGCATAGTGCCGTCTGGATCGGCAGCGTAATAGTTTTCAGCATTATCCACGATTACCATCGCGCGAGCCATTCTTGCGGCATTTTCTGGACTAATGCGGTTAGCCTTTAAAGCTTTCTTATACCAAGGAAGCGGGACTTTCAGTTGATCGATCTCCGAATCAGTCATGGTGGATGCCTGCTCGATCAAACGGGCAATCGCAGGTTTGCGTTTAGCTTCAGCTTGAAGAAGAGCTACGATATTGCGTCCCGGAATATTAACGGAATCAGACATTGTTCCAGAAAACCGTCATTAATATTACGCCAAAATATAAAATTATAATTAACTCAACGGGAGTATTACGGACATGTTTGAATGGTTCAACGAATAGCTCAATGAATAAGTCCGACAAAAATATGCCAGCAAATAACGATTGCGTTCTTGACCACAATTTGTCGAACTCTTTTTCAGAAACGTGGCTCATTAGAAATCTGCTCGTGCTTTGATTGCTTGTGAGAGTGCTTGACGTTGGTTTTCTACAGTACCATCATTTAGAGTAATGGTGTTTTGATTGTTAATAAAATCATATAACAAACGATGCGCGGCTGTCCACTCTTGTTGACGATAATCGATTTCCTGAATTTGCCATCCACCATCGATTCTTTTGAAAAGCGTCGCTGGACTATAATCAGTTCGTAAATAATATTCACCAAGTGTTGCAGGCGACGGAAACGATGTTCCTGATTGTAAAGGTTTGCCTTCTCCGTTTGGTGGGATACCATCTCCAGCCCAAACCCAAGGATTCTCACCTCTAGTTTCTGATCCTGGCATAATCCAATATTGTTGCGTTTCAAAATTTCTATTTACGAAATTGGCAAGAGCAGCTTCAACAACGGAATTATTGATGTCGTCATTAATCGCAATGGTTGACATAAGATCACCAAGCGTCCCGGTATCACTAAGCCCGAGTGGATCAGTTTGTTGTTGACCAAGAATATCGCTGAACTCTTGGCTTGCAGTCATTGGTGTGCATTTGATGCGCCAAATGTGCGGATACCATGTCGATGAATACCCATCAGACGCACGACTTGCATCTTCTACCACGTAAAATTTATTGATAGCTGGTCTTTCTACATTGTCTTCCGTTCCCGGAATGGTGTCGTCCCGCTGATGCGGAAGCTCGATGACATCTCCAGCTACGATACGGCGCCCAACCTGAGCAACCATGTCGTTCAGATGGAGTTCGAGAAAAATCGTATCGTTCTGCAGAAAAAGTCCAAATTGGCGTAGATCAAAGTCTACATCTGCCACATTATAAATTCCGCGAAGTTCTATGACAACAGGATCATAAGCACGATCTCTATTTTCAATGAACAATGCATCTTCAATAGCATATATTCCGCCGCTCATAAGCGAAGCGTTGGCTATACCGTTAGCGGTCTGATCATAAACTCCAAGATACTTGTGAACATATGTCGCCGTCCCGCTCATAAAGAAAAAATTGGAAATCTGCTTATCGGTATACTTGTAGTCAAGTGTCCGAGTACCGTTATTTTTGAAGAGCGTGAGACGTGCCATACCTCTATTTATTGGATTATGAACTTTGAAAATTTTTGCTTGACGATTTTCTGAAAACATACTACATATAACTCACGCTGTTTGAATCCTTAGTCCAGCGTTCCTTGTGCGTCAAACTTCCTCGGCGGATAATTTCGCCGAGGATTTTTTCGTTGACACACCCCGACTGGTTTTCTAACATGGGGATTGTCGGTAGGACCCCATTGGACAACCCTATCGGAACTGGCTCAGAGCGGCCGGGTACATTTGTAACTCCTTTGTTATGATGGGAAGCCCCGGTGGAAACGCCGGGGCTTTTCGTATCAAAAATACGCTTGACACTCGTCCACCAAATTTGTAGACATATTGCGTCGGTAGGACCCCATTGGACAACCCTATCGGAACTGACCGATGGTCGGGCACGTACTACTGCATGGACTATATGAAAAGCCTCGGTGGAAACGCCGGGGCTTTTCTATTTGTCGTTCATTAAAGGTAAATAAGTCTATCTGAATTAAGGATAGACAAATGCCTGTTGCTGGACCACATAGAATTACAGCCCGTCAACGCTTGATGGAAGAAATCAAAATCGCCCTCGGTGGAACCTTGGTCGATGTCGAACTTGAGGATAGAGAATTAAACTATTGTGTGACGATTACTTTAGATCGTTATCGCCAGCGTTCGGGAAATTCCATTGAAGAAAGCTTTATCTTCATTGATGTCCAACCAGATGTTGCCACGTATACTCTTCCCGATGAAGTTCAAGAAGTTAAATCTGTTTATCGGAACGTTATTGGTTCTTCAGGCGGCGCCGCTATTGATCCGTTCAGTTTGGCTTTCACAAACAACATCTATATGATTCAGAACCCCGCACAGTTGGGAACAACGGGTGCTGGTCTTCTGGCAACCTACGACTTCGCAATGCAGTATCAAAATCTCATTGGTCGTATGTTTGGGCGCGACGTTCTGTTCACTTGGGACACATCCACTAAAAGATTGACTTTCCATCGTCGCTTCGGAGCTGTCGAGAACGTTGGTCTTCATTGCTTCAACGCGCGCCCAGAAGAGCTTCTGATCAATGACGTTTACGCAAAGCCGTGGATACGTAGCATGGCTATCGCAAATGCCAAGATGCTTATGGGGCAGGCTCGTAGCAAGTTCCAAAGCCTTGCTGGCCCACAGGGCGGGATTAGCTTAAACGGTGAAGCTCTGATCCAACAGGCTCAAGCCGAGATGGATAAGCTTGAAGAAGAGCTGAAAATGTTAATTGATAGTTCAGAAGGATATGGTTTTATCATCGGCTAAAACTATAATAAACATATATCCTTTGGTATTCGTTGGGTGTTTCATATTAAAATCTGGACAATAATAGACCAGATTTATATATGACGGTGCTCCAATAATCCGAACATTTTTGCCTTTGCCATATCGGAACAAAATTCTAATTCATCACCAATGATTTTCCAATCATCCAAGGCTTGCCATGATTTACGAGTTCCATTCCGCCAATTCATTAATGAAGCATTAAAGCCCTGAATGGCTGTAGGATTAAATCGCATTGCAGAATCAAAATCTAAATGAACAGACCAATATCGTCCAGATATTGAGTAATGTGTTTTCATATATTCTGATTTCATATATTCTGATGAGGCAAACATAAACATTAATCCATTGTCTTCATATTTAAAACTTCTTCTCGTCCCTTCAATATTTGGAGATTTTTGAAAGAAAAAATCTTCCAACCCTACAATTAAATCCACGACATCTTGAATTAAAATACTCGCAACTCGAAGTGCTTTTGGATGCGTCATCCAAACCTCATTTTGAACATTGCTGCATCTTCTTCTATTTGGAAGAGGTAACGAAGGTTTTTTATGACAAAGCTAACATTTACCATTACGATAGATGTCCAATCAAATTCCCATTCTCCTCGTGAGCAATTTGCTTTTATATAGTCGGATGCCTCTGCCATGAACACAGAGAGAAAATAACCTTCTTGTAGATTGACGATAACCTCATACCATAGGTGTTCGGTGCTTGCTCCGCAGCGTGCCCCGGAATGCGTCGGTTCGGTCATGGTTTAAAGCTAATCAATTAAAAGAGATTTGGCAAACCAAAAATTCCTTGGTATGGTAAAGACATGGCGACTCTCTGCTTGAAACTCCAATATGAAGCTCTTTTGCATACAGAAGTTCGGGCATGGTGCCATGAAAACTTATTGGGAGTTCCTTTAGTCAAAATTCTTCCATTACGCGCAAGGTATGAATTAAATGATGATGATGGAAGTATAACGGCAGAAAAAGATAATAATTACTATTTTGAACTCGTTTTTGAAAATGAAGTTGATTTAATATTCTTTAAAATGCGGTGGTCAGTTTGACACAAAATATTGTTTCAATACCCAAGACATTGATATTTGCTAACACGCTTATGGTTAAGAATATAAGGATGTTAGATGAAATCGAGGAGTGGTGTTCTACCGAATTGACTGGCGAATACGTTTTGAACTATGCAGCTACGCCTTTCCGCAAGGAATGGAATATGCCCTATCAAATCGTATTTGAGAATGCTACTGATGCTATCTTATTCAAACTGCGTTGGCTCTGAATATGAAAATGATCAATCTACCTCACGGTTTGCCTAGTTCTAAATTTAGGCTTGAGAATATTCTCAATTCGAATAAAAAAGTGGAAACAAAATGGGTTCCATTTTTCAAAGTTCAACTACCAGATTTTGAAGAATTTTTGTTTTTCTATGACATAGCAGGCGGAACCGAATGGGTGCTTAAACCAGAAATATTGGAATGGTGTAAAGAAAATATCCGGGGACTTATGACTCATCCTAAAATTGACTATACTTCAATGATAAATGAAGAGCCAATTCTTGTCTATGTCATACAGTTTGAAGAAGAACATGACGCTATTTTGTTTAAGCTAAGGTGGGTCGGTTAATGGCTAATTTCAAATCTCCACCCAAGAAAGACGCACAGATCAAGTTTATTGAACCGTCTCCTATTGAACCGTTGTTCGCTGCTGAATTTTCGTGGATTCCTTTTTACACCATAGATGTTCCTGATAGTGACTTAGACCTTATTTTCAATTTTGATGAAAGATTGTTTATCACTCCATATGCGTCTTTGAAGCCCGAAGTTATAGAATGGTGTCAAGAAAATTTACAAGGGAAAGCAAGTGCTAATGACAGATACCAAGTGAGATTTACGGTAGAGCATGATGCCATTCTGTTTAAATTACGGTGGATTGGATGACACCATTACTCAATATTGATATATCCGAAGAGGATGCTTTTAATATTTTTGAATTTTCGGGTCCAGATCATATTGGCGCCCTACCAACAGTTGATCTCAATCAAGAGGTAAAAGATTGGTGCAGTGAAAATTTACAGG